TCAGAAAACATGTGAATATCGCTGGGCAGCCTGCCTAATTGGGTTTTTGCGACGGGGGGAAAATAGATCGTAATTCATCGCTTCTGGAGACAGACTGTATCTCACTTCGAAGAAATCAAGGCCATACCGCTCATAGCTTGTAGCTGCTTTATAAAGACGCACATGATGCAAAGATGGTGTATCGCGCATCATGTATGCTAACTTAACACAGAATTCTTTCGAAGCCCTAGCTCCGATAACAATTTCAGATATTGCATCATGCGGAGCATCGTAGAGAAGGACATCGCCACCTTTCTGCGGCTTAACATCCACCCTATCTTCGGACGGCATTACTACTCTCCACTCCTTCTCGTAACTCCACTCAATGCTTTTAGTAAGGTATAGAGTATCAAATAAGAGATCTGGTTCCATGCTGAGCGCTCTATTGGTAATCCTCGGGCGGTCATTCCGGTAAATCACCCTTCGAGGACGGCGCATTTCGTCACTATCAGAGATCGTGCAGTTTATGAACCTGTGATCCGAGCGAAAACCGACAACAAATCCGAAATGTTGATTCGCGTAGTGCGACCACATTAATAGATTATTTCGATCCTCCGTCAATGAAAGTATGGCTATTTTTTTCTCGGTCTGCCTCCTGAATGACTCCTCCAAACGGGGAGACGCATCGTTCATCATTGTAAATAACGCATCATCGCCACCCCTGATTTTATTTTCTATTGCTCTCATTGCCTCATGGTACTTTTTTTCATCCCTTGGGTTATCCAAGTCAAGAACACCTGTCTCCCGGATGATCTTCTCAAGCCCGGCCTTGACAACATCCTCGAAGTCAGATTTTGAGAAAAGGTCCCGGAATACAGGCTTAACCTCAAATGGATCATTCAAAAGATGCGGTTGCGTAAACCTAATCTTCCGGTTGCTTATAACCTCTATACGCGCCTCCGTCATATACTTGTATAAGGTCGCTGGGGGTATTTCAGGAATTGACACCTTCGGACTTTCTCTTTTCTTGTCCGCCACATTATGACGTCGCTTACTCTTGCGCATTATGCAATCCTCCGAATATGAGCTAAGACGCTCGTCTGGAGCGTTGGTATAGCGTTCCTTCTGAAAGTCAATAACGTTCATTTTTAGCATAGAAACTGCGTCAAAATTCCGCATGGCTAGTTCCGCGGAGCATACCGGAGCATTCGACTCGGCCAATCCTTTCTGAGTTGAGAACACGGATCAAAATTAATCTGATCCGAGGTAACTCAACGCTTTCAGCTCACCGAATCTGGTTTTTGGTGGGAGCTCTAAGGCGTTCGCTTCTTGGGCGGAACAAAAATCAGACCAGTATGGCTTCAATTTGTAACGTAATGGTTTGGTAATAACTAGGGGACAGTTTGGCTAAAACCGGGCGTACCTATACTAGTTTGCTGGCTTCAGTTTTCACTAACCGGAGCCGCTATCATAGACGTTACGCCTGGGCTCTCAAACGGTGGAGCCGGCCTATGCGCATCGCTGCCCTATCCTTGCTTCCTCTACTGGAGTCTTATCAGCAGCTGGCCGCTTGTTGCGCCGCCCAGGCATCCGCTGCGCCGGACGACCTGGATGGCATGCTGGGCAATCTGGAGCACGTCCTGGCCTGCGCGGAAGTCGAAACGCCCGAGGACCTGATCGCCAAGGGCCGGTTCCTGCTGACCTACCGCAACGATCCTGCGATGATCCCCCGGCGGCCTTGGAGACGCTGGCCGCCGGCATCGAACGGCTGTGCGCCGGAACCATCCAGCAAGCGCTCGCCGCCTAAGGTCATCCGCTGGAGATTGCCGTGGCTGTTCCCGCCCCCACCGGCGATGACGTGCGTCAGCGCCGCGCCATCGACCTCGAAGAGTTAGTCGTATGGACCATCCGCACCCAAAAGGCCGACCGGGATCGCGTGAGCCTGCATGCCGTGGAGCTGGCCGCCGCCGTGGCCATCCGGCGGGACCACCGCCCGACCGGCAGCTTTGACAGCCCTGGCGGATGGGGGGTGGACAGTTGCATCCGCGTCGCCGAAATCGGCTTGGCCGGAACGCGCGTGGACGGTGGTGGCCAAATCCGGGGCGTGTCGCCCCGTCTGCACCCGGACGCTGAGGCGGTGATGGCGGCTATCGACCAGGCCTTCGGCAGCCTGAAGGGCTGGCGCCGGCTCATCCTCGACCAAGCGCGTGAGGGCGGTCGCCCATGCTGGGACCTGCGGCGTCAGCGGTTCGTGCCGGTCCGGAACACGGCTCCCCAAGGCGGCGGCCGGCGCCATGTCGTGGTAAGCGAATGGGAGACGGTGCCGCCCCTGTCCGCGGTGGCGCGCCGCATGATCGCCCGTGGCGTCGGCATTCTGGACAGCCGGGGCCGCCGCAAGTTTCAGCAGGCCGAGCCCGGCTTCACCTACCGCACCTTGGACGATGGATCGCGCCAGGTGGTGGTGCGGTGGAGCGCGGTGGAACTGTCGCCCAGCGACGCCGAGATCCGCGAGGCGCGGGAGGACTACGCCGCGTGGCATGCCGGCATGATGCGAGTGCTGGGCGCGGTGATGGATCTGCCGCTGCGCGATTACCGGGTGACCGGCTTTGCCGCACCGGCAACGCCGTGGGTATCCGAAAAGGATATTTAACCTATTATTTAGGAATAAAGTTCACTACTTGACGACAGACAGCGCCCGAGGTGGGTGCGTAGACAGCCCGCCCGGCCCCGCCGCGGCGGGCTTCGTGTTTTCCGAGGCTGCTCATGCGATGCGAATACGACACCGTGCTGACGCTCGGTCTCGGGCCGGCGGAGCGGGAATACGACGCGCGCATCCAGTACCGGGGCGGGCGCTGGGAAGCCGACATCGACCGGGTGGAGATCCGCATGGGCGACGACTGGGTCGCCGTGCCGTGGGTGCTCACCCTGATTGAGGACAGCGCGCCCCTCTATGACGAGTTGCGCGCCCACGCCGTCGGCCGTCTCGCCGACGCCCGCGAGATCGCCAGGACCGACCGATGACCCGACAGCGCGCCGCCGCGGTGCCATTTCCCTCTGCCGAAGAGGCGTGGTTGTGGACGTGCCGCATGGTAGCCGGCAACGTCTATGGCGTGCCGGTGCAGCGGGTGCCGGAACCGATCCCGCGTCCCTGCCAGCCGATGGATGTAGCCCACGCGGTGGATCAGCTCTACCGCCGCAGCCAGCTCACGCGGGATCACCTTGCGGTGCTTGGGCATTACGGCCGCCGCCGGTCGGCGCCCGATCCGGCGCGCGATCGTGAGGCCCGTGCGCGGCTGCTGTGGGACGAGGCCTTCGGGCTGATCGCCCCGGTGCTGGCGGCGAAGGGGTTCATCCTTCGGGAGCCTGCCGAAACCGCGGTCTTCGAGCTGGTCTGACCCACCGATAAGGGCGCTTATTGGGGGGCTGAGATGGCTTTGCCCGCCTTGCTTTTCGGCGGTTCTACCGCTGTCACCAACCTTGAAACACTGGCCGAACAGGCGGCGGATTTCGCTGGTGCGGCCATCGCTGAAAACACCCGGCTGGCCTACCGCAAGGCCTTCCGGACCTTCACCACCTGGTGCGGGGAAACGGGCTTCGGTCCGATGCCCGCAGCGCCGATGACGGTGGGGCTCTACCTCACCCACTTGGCCACGGCGGGGCGGACGGTCAGCACCATGGAACAGGCGCTCGCGGCTTTGGCCTTCGTCCACCGTCAGGCAGGCGAGGGTTTCGACACCAAGCACCCGGCCATTGCGAACACCTTCGCCGGCATCAAGCGGACGATCGGCACGGCGAAGATGGGCAAGACCCCCCTCGTCGCCGATGACGTCCGAGCGATGCTGGCCATCGTTCCCAGTTCCACCCTTGCCGGTCTGCGTGACCGCGCCCTTGTCCTCTTGGGCTTCGCGTCGGCTCTGCGCCGGTCGGAACTGATGGGCTTGGACGTAGGGCGGATCGGGACAGGAACCGGTTACATCGAGCTGACTTCTCAGGGCATCCTGGTGCACCTGGTCCGGTCAAAGACCGATCAGGAAGGGCAGGGGCAACTCGTCGGGGTCGCCCGCGGGCGGCACAAGGCGACATGCCCGGTGCTGGCGGTACAGGCCTGGATGCAGGCGTCGACCGCATCGGCTGGCGCGCCGCTGTTCCGGTCGGTCAACCGTCACGGACGGGCGGGCGCCCTACGCCTTTCCGACCGGGCGGCGGTGGACATGCTCAAACGGGTCGCCGCCGCAGCCGGGATCGATCCGGACCGCGTGGCGGGGCACTCGCTGCGCTCCGGCCACGCTACCACCGCGGCGCAGGCCGGCGCGGCGGAGGACACCATCCAACGCCAGCTCCGCCACAAGAAAGCGGACACGACGCGCAGCTATATCCGCCGGGCCACCGTCTTCGACGGTTCCAGCTCGGCGGCGCTGGGGCTGTAGATCCCTTGCCGCGGCTTTACTGTGGGGAGGCAAGCTGGGCCATGTGCTCGACCATAATGGCCGCCATCTCGATGGGGGCAGGGCCAGCATCCCAGTGCAGTACGTTGCCATCTTCAACAAGCCGGCCGCTGGCGAAATGGCTCTCGTCGGTCAACGGCGCGTAGATCCGGTAGCGGTCAACGATCGGCCAGAGGTCCACCACGTCTTCCGTGATCTCGGCCCGTGCACCTTCAGCCCAGGTGATGCGCACCGTGTGCCCCCCGAGGTGTTCGAGGGCGGCAACGACGGGCATTGGGTCGCCCACGGTGATGGCATCGGACTCAGCGTTCATTGGGGCGCTTCCATTCGACAGCCTTAGGCACTCCCGTCATTGCGGGAAATAGGAAAGTGCACGTTGTGCACCTCATTGGTGATGCATGGACGAGACGACAATGCCCTACACCGTGACGATCGGCGGTGCCACGCTGGCGCTGGGGGACTGCATCGAGCGGATGCAAGGCCTCCAGGACGCTTCGGTCGACTTGGTGCTGACCGACGTGCCCTATTCCAGCGGCGCCACCCGTGAGGCCGGCAAGACCGCCTACAACAAGACGATGACCCGCAGCACGAAGGAGGGCGGCCGAGACCGGTGGTTCGGCTCGGACAGCCTCAGCACCCGCGGGTTCATGTCGTTGATCCGCCAGTGCGCTCTGGAATGGCAGCGCATCCTGGTGCCCGGCGGGCACCTCCTGTGTTTCATCGACTGGCGCATGATGGACAGCTTGGTCGATGCGGTGGAGGCAGACGAGCTACGCGGCTTGGCCCTGCGGGGCGAGGCCGCCGACACCATTGAAAGCGCCGACCTCCGGCGTGCCGGCCTGCTGGTGTGGGACAAAGTGCACCTCGGCATGGGCCGGCACTTCCGGAACCGGCACGAACTTATCTTGCACTTCACCAAGGGCGTCGGGCGCGAGCCGGTGAACCGCCGCACGCCCAACGTGCTGAGCCACCCGCCGGTGCGCTTCGGCCTTCACCCGACCGAGAAGCCGGAGGCTCTGCTGGGCGAGCTGATCGAGGCCACCTGCCCGTTGGGCGGGCTGGTGGTCGACCCCTTCTTCGGCTCCTGTTCGACCGGGGCCGCTGCGGTGAAGCGCGGGCGCCGCTTCTTTGGGGTGGAGCGTGAGCAGCGGTATTTTGATGCCGGCTGGAAGCGCCTCGCTGATCTGAACGCGGATCTCGCCGCATAACCCTTGATCGTTTCCCGGAGGGGGCCATGGAGCGCACTTTGTCGCCATCGTCCGCGCCCATTGGCTGGTGTGGAACTATTTGCACCGGTTTCAGAACTGCCGGAACACGACCAAACCGTTCACCGGTGAACGATTTGATATCGGCAAATTTACGGGCTCCCCATGTTCACCATCGACTTCGGCCGCGATGCCCGCGAGTTCGAGCGGGCCATGCAGACCTTCGGGCGTGACGCCAAGTGGGCCGCCGTCGTCGCCACCAACAAGGTGGCCGGGATGGTGAAGGACCGCCTGACGGGTGAGCTGCCCAGCATCTTCGACCGGCCCACGCCCTTCACCATGCGGTCCATGTTCGTCCGCCGCGCCAGCATGGCGAAGTTGTTCGCCGAGGTTGGTTTCAAGGACTTCGCCGCGAAGGGCACGCCGGCGACCAAGTACTTGCGGCCCCAGGTCGACGGCGGCGCCCGCCGCGCCAAGCGCTTCGAGCGGCTGCTGCAGTCCGCCGGCATTCTGCCCAGCGGCTGGTTCGCCATGCCGGGCGACAACGCCGAGCTGGACGCCTTCGGCAACATGAGCCGGGGCCAGCTCACCAAGGCGCTGTCGCACATCCGGTCCTTTGCCGCTGACCGCGGGCAGAACCGCAGCCAGACCCGCAAGAGTCGCGGGAAGAGGCGCAAGGAGCAGTATTTCGCGGCCAAACCGGGCAATCCCGGCCTGGCCCCGGGCATCTACAAGCGGGCCGGTGCGAAGGGGCGTGACGCCCAGCCCGTCCTGTTCTTCGTTCGCAAGGCCCCGACCTACCGCAAGCGCTTCCCCTTCGACCGCATCACGGCGGCGGTGGTGAAGCAGCACCTGCTCCCCGAGTTCCGGGCGGCGCTGGAGCAGGCGGTGGCGACGTCGCGGGCCAAGGGGTTCCGGCGGTGAACCGGGGCGCGCTCCGCCGACCGGCCGGGGGCCCCTGGCGGCCTCGGGCGGTGCGGGTAGTTCGAGCGGCGCTGTCCGTGGATTTTTCGGCTCCGCACGCAACGCAACAGCGTGTTGCGGTCCCGCCGTCGGCGTGAAGAACGTCACGCAACCTACTGAAACCGCGCAAAAAAGGCGAGCCCTTCCGGGCTGGCCGGTCTGTTGCGCCGGGCGCCGGGGGCAACGCAACGATGGCACCACGCAACAAGCTGCTGTCCAAGACGGACTACGCGGCCCGGATCGGGGTCAACAAATCCCAGATCAGCCGCTACTGCGCCCGCGGCATGCCGTCCCACGCCGGGATGATCGACCCGGAGGAAGCGGACTGGTGGCGGGAACAGAACCTTGACCAGACCAAGCCGCGGTCCAAGGTGACACCGCCCCAGCAGCGCAAGGCCGCCATCAGCGCCGAGGCCGCGAAGGTCGACCAGGCGGTGGCAGGAAACACGGCGAAGTCCGCCAGGGCGGACAGCGCACCGCCGGCTTCCCCGCCGGCGGACGATCTGTCGGGCGCCACGGTCACCTTCGCCGACGGCACCAGCATGGACCTGGCGCAGATCGGCGACCTGAACACCGTCAACCGGATCGACAAGTTCTGGGCCGGCGAGCTGAAGCGGCGCGAGGCGATGGCCCATGACCGTCAACACATCCCCCGCGGCGAGGTCGAAGCGGCGTGGGACATCGCCAACACGATGTACCGGCAGGGACTCGACGGCGTGGCCGGACGCACCGCGGGGAAACTCGCCGAGCTGACCGGCGGCGACGCGGCGGTGATCGAGGGACTCATCCGTGACGAACACCGCACCGCCCTTGCCGCCGTCGCCAAAGCCTTCGAGCGCGCCGCGGTCCTCGCCGAACGTGGCGGTGCTGCTGCGCCGGGCAGCGGCGACGATCCGGCCGCCGAAGAAGCGGTGGACTGACGAATGGGCGAAGGAGAACGTGGTCCTGCCGGCGAAGTCGGCGGAACCCGGTCCCTACCGCCCCGACCGGGTGCCCTACATGATCCCGATCATGCGGGCCTTCGACGATCCCCGCTGGCGCATGGTCATTTTCGTCATGGGCTCGCAGATGACCAAGAGCACCGGGGTGCTCAACGTCATCGGCAAGCGCCAGGACTATGCCCCGGTGCCGATCATCTACTTCGGGCCGTCGCGCAACTTCGTCGAGAACGTGATCGAACCGCGCCTGACGGAGATGCTTCGCTCCTCGCCGACCCTCTTCGCCAAGACACGGTGGGGCAAGGCCAACCGCAAAACGATGAAGATCGTCGCCGGCGCGGAAATCCGGCTGGGTTGGGCGGGCTCCGCCGCCGAGCTGGCCGGCCAGCCCGCCGGCTTGGTGTTCGTCGACGAACGCGACCGCATGGAGGGCGACATCAAGGGCGAGGGCGACCCGGTCGAGCTGGCGCGGGCGCGCGGGGAGACCTATCCCGGCTTCTGCCTCGGTGTCACCTCCACCCCGCTGATCGGCAACATCGAGGAGGAACGGCACCCCGACACCGGGCTGATCCACTGGAAGGTCGGCGACCCCGAGGACATCGAGAGCGCCACCTGGAAACTGTGGCAGGAGGGGACGCGCCACGAATACGCCTGGCCGTGCCCCCACTGCGGCGAGTTCTTCATCCCGCGGTTCAGCCTGCTGAAATGGACCGGCGACACGCCGGCCCAGGCCAAGAAGACGGCCCGGCTGGCCTGCCCGAACCCGGACTGCGACGTCAACACGGCCGGCCTGGTCATCGAGAACCACCACAAGCCGCAGATGCTGGCGCGCGGCGTCTTCGTGGCGCCGGGGCAGCGGGTGGCCAGGGACGGCACGATCAGCGGCCCGGATCTGGAGGGCGACACGGTTTCGTTCTGGGTGTCCGGCCTCTGCTCGCCCTTCGTCTCCTTCGGCGACCGCGCCGCCGACTTCGTCCGGGCCCGGCGTTCGGGCGACACCAAGCGGCTGCAGACGGTCATCAACACCCGCTTCGGCGAGCTGTTCCGCAGCGCCGGCGGCGGCCCGGCCAAGCCGTGGGAGGAAATTGCCGGGCGGGCCATCGACTACCGGATGGGCGAGGCGCCGGCCGGCGTGCAGAAAATCGCCCTCACCGTCGACGTGCAGAAGTTCGGGCTCTACTACGTCCTGCGCGGCTGGGGGGCGCGCTACGAAAGCTGGCTGATCCGGGCCGACCAGATCACCGGCGAGACGGAGCGGCCGGAAGTCTGGAACGAGCTGGCGGAGCTGGTCGACGGTGGCCACGAGGGCCAACCCCTCGACCTGGTGCTGATCGACTCCGGCTACCGCCCGGGCGACCGCTGGCGGCGGCCAACCAACGCCGTCTACGACTTCTGCCGGCGCTACCCGAACGGCCGCGTGCGGGCGATCAAGGGACAGGAAAAGCTGTCGACGCCGATCCGCACGGCGCAGGCGGCGGTCAACGCCAAGGGCAAGGCGGCGAAGCGGGCGGGCGTGATCCTCCATCACCTGGACAGCGACTTCTTCAAGTCGTGGGTGATGGGGCGTCTCGACTGGCCGGCCGGCGAACCGGGCGGCTGGCATCTCCCGACGGACGTGACCGAAGCCTATTGCCGGCAGATCGTCGCGGAGAACCGGGTGGTCAAGCCGAGCGGCGACGTCACCTGGGTCCGGCTGTCCAAGGACAACCACTACCTCGACTGCGAGATGATGCAGGCCGCCGCCGCGGAACTGATGCAGGTCCACGCGCTGCGCCCGCTCGATCAGGACACCGAGAAACCCGCCACCACCACGCTGCCCGCCCGCAAGGTCGGCCGCTCCAGCCACCTTGCCCGCATAGGACGATGACCATGGCAACCCTGTCCGACCTGGAGGCGCAGCGCGCCACCCTGATCCGCCGCCTGACCGGCCTGCGCAAGCGGGTCACCACCGGCGACCGGACGGTGGAATACGACCTCGGCCAGGCCGAAAAGGCCCTCGGCATCATCGATCGCGAGATCTCCGCGGCCAAGCTGGCCAACGGGACCTCCCGGCCGGTGCGCAGCTTCGTCGTCACCCCGCGCTCGGGATACTGACCATGCGCACCGCGGAAATCAGGGTCCGGGTGAAGGGCACCGCCTTCTACCTGCCGGTGGCGAACGCCCCGGCGGCTCCCACCAACGAGGCCCCGGCGCCCCCCGCCTTCAACGGCGCGTCGACCGGCCGGCGCCTCGCGGGGTGGCGGGCGACCGGCGCCGGCCCGAACGCCATCGTCCAGGCGAGCGCGCCGGAGCTGGTGCGCCGCTCGCGCGACCTCGGGCGGAACAACCCGCATGGTCGCCGGGCCCGCACGCTGTACCGGACCCACATCGTCGGCACCGGCATCGTGCCGCGCTCGCTCTGCCCCGATCCGGCGGTGCGGGAGGCCATCGACGCCCTGTGGGACCGCTGGACGGATTACGCCGACGCGGACGGCGCCTACGATTTCTATGGGCTGCAGGCGCAGGCCGTCGACGAGATGGTCGAAGGCGGCGAGTCCTTCATCCGGCTGCGCACCCGGCGCCCGTCCGATGGCCTGCCGGTGCCGCTGCAGCTCCAGGTCATTCCCACGGAGCAGGTGCCGCTGGGCTACGCCACCCCGAACGGAAGCAACCCGGTGTTGCAGGGCATCGAGCGCAACCGGCTCGGGCAGCGGGCCGCCTATTGGATGCACCGGCAGCACCCCGGCGACGTCGGGCTGGGGGACTCCTTCGACCTCGGGCAACTGTCCCGGGTGGACGCCGCCGACGTCTGCCATCTCCGCCTCGCTCCGGCCGGCCAGTTGCGCGGTCTGCCCTGGCTCGCCGTCGTGGTCACCGTCCTGAAGCATCTGGGCGACTGGAAGGACGCCTCGCTGCTGCGCAAGCAGATGCTGACGATGCTGGTCGGCTTCGTCCGGCGGGCGGTCAACGGCACGATGGACCTGGACGAGCTGGCCCGGGCCTGGGGCAACGTTCAGGCGCAGCTCGGCGATCTGCCGGCGGTCGCGCTTGAACCGGGCACCATGCAGTACCTGGAGCCGGGCGAGGAGGTGGAGTTCACCAACTGGCAGGAGACGGCGGGCGCCGACGAGGCGTTCGAGCGCTCGGCGCTGCGCACCGTCTCGGCCGGTCTGGACCTGATCTACGAGGAGGTGTCGGGCGATTGGGAGAAGACCAACGACCGCACCTTCCGGGCCGCCTTCAACACGCTGAAGCGCACGGTCGGCATGTACCAGCACCAGCTCGTCGGCTTCCAGCTCAACCGCCCGGTCTGGACCCGCTTCATCGACCTGGCCGTCGCCTCGCAGGCCCTGATCGTGCCGCCGGGCCTGACGGACGCCGACCTGAAGCGGTTCGAGAACCGTCCGCAACGCTGGGAGTACCTGAACCCGAAGCAGGACATCGAGGCGCTGGGCACCGAACTCGCCATCGGGATCAATTCCCGCAAGGCGATCGCCGACGAGCGCGGCGACAAGATCGAAACCATCGACGATCAGCGCGCCGCCGACCAGGCGCGGGAAACCCGCCACGGGCTGGCCAGCCACCGCCCGGCGCCGTCCCCCGACGAACCGGACCCCCACCAGCAGGAACAGTGAACCATGGCCAAATGGTACGACATCAAGGCCGCCGCCGACGGCGACGGTCAACAGCCCCCCACGATCTACCTCTACGATGAGATCGGTTATTGGGGCGTCACGGCGAAGGACTTCGCCGACGATCTGAAGGCGCTGGGGCCGGTCACCGCCCTGACCGTGCGCATCAACAGCGGCGGGGGCGAGTTCTTCGCCGGCCTGGCGATCGGCAACCTGCTGCGGACGCATCCGGCGAAGGTGACGGTGAAGATCGACGGGCTGGCCGGCAGCATCGCCTCCGTCATCGCCATGGCCGGTGACACGGTCGAGATGCCGAGCAACGCCATGATGATGGTCCACAACGTCTCATGGTGGGCGTCCGGCACCGCCGAGGATCTGCGCGAGACCGCGGAGGTGATGGACCAGATGCGCAAGTCGCTGGTCGCCGCCTACCGTGCCAAGACGGGGCTGGCCGACGCCAAGCTCGACGAACTGCTGACCGACAGCGGCACCTGGATGACCGCCGCGGAGGCGAAGGAGCTGGGCTTCTGCGACGTCGTCACCGACGCCGTGGACGCCACGGCTTTCACCAAAGTGGAGCCTTCGCGCTTCGCCAAGGTGCCGGCGGCGATCGCCGCCAAACTCGCCCCGGTGCCGTCAGCCACCCCGCCATCCGACACCGCGCCGACCATTCCCAGTGATCCGTCGACGCTGAAACCGTCCGCCGCCGACCCGGCCAAGCCCGCCGAGGCCCGGCAGATCGCCGACCTCTGCGCCAAGGCCGGGTTCCCTGAGCTGACCGCCGGCCTGCTCACCGGCACGGCGACGGAGGCCGACGTCACCCGCCGGATCGAGGACGCCCGCAAGGTCCAGGACGCCTGCGCGCGCTTCCGCCGGCCCGACATGGCCCGCAACCTGATCGCCGCGGTCGCCACCGGCCTGACGGTGGATGCGGCCTGCGCCATCGCCAACGAGGCCGCCGCCGACCGCGACGAGTCGGTCGTCACCGACACCTCGCGCCCGAACAGCCAGCCCCAGGCCAACGGCTGGGGTAGCGCTGTCGCCAAGCTCAAGAAGTAACCATCGCACCAGGAGAGCCAGCCATGGCAACGCTTACCGAAAACCTGCCCCACGCCGGCAGCTACCTCATCAGCGAGGGCAACGGCGACATCAGCCGGGAGACCGTGCCCCTCGCTTCCGGCAATGGCGTGATCCGCACCGGCACCGTGCTCGCCAAGCTGACGGCGACCGGCAAGTACGTCCCCTACGACAATGCCGGGACCGACGGCTCCGAAACGGCCGCCGCCATCCTCTGGGAGGAGCGCGACACGACCGATGGTGACGTGAAGGCCGTCGTCACCGCCCGCCACACCACCGTGAACAAGGCCGAGCTGGTCTGGGCCGCGGGCGTGGATGCCGCGGGCATTACGGCCGGCCTCGCCGATCTCGCCGTCCTTTCCATCATCGCCCGCTGATCGCCGGGCTGCACGAGGAGTACCGTCCCATGGCGAGCATGGACATCTTCACCCAGAACGCCTTTGGCATGTGGGAGCTGACCCGCGGCCTGGAGGACATCCCCTACAAGCCGGGCCTGCTGGGCACCACCGGCCTGTTCACCTACCGCGGCATCCGCACCCGCCAGTTCGGCATCGAGAGCCGCAGCGGCACGCTGTCGCTCATCCCGTTCTCGGAGCGCGGCGCCCCGGCGGTGCAGGGCTCGCAGGAAGGCCGGACGATTCGAGACTTCCGCACCCGGCACCTGAAGAAGGAAGACACCATCTGGGCTTCCGAGGTGGCCGGCATCCGCGCCTTCGCGTCGGAGACGGAGCTTCAGCAGGTGCAGACGGAGGTGGCCCGCCGGGCGCTGAAGCTGCGCAACGAGGTGGAACTGACCTTCGAGTATCACCGCCTCAACGCCTTGCAGGGCAAGGTGCTGGACGCCGACGGCACGACCGTCGTCTACAACTGGTTCACCGAGTTCGGCATCGAGGCACCGGCTGAGATCGACTTCGATCTGGACAACGCCACACCGGCCAAAGGCGCCCTGCGCACGAAGTGCTACGAGGTCGTGCTGTCCGTCGAAGAGTCGGTCGGCGGCTTGGTGCCGGGCTCCATCGTCATCGAGGCTGTGTGCGGCGCCAACTTCTTCCGCGACCTGACCAACCACCGGGACGTCATCGAGACGTATCTGTACGCCGCCAAGGCCAACGATCTGGCCGGCAAGCCGATGGACGTGTTCGATTGGGGCGGCATCCGCTGGCGCCGTTACCGCGGCGGTTCGGGCGTCGGGGTGAACACCGACAAGTGCCACCTCTACCCGACCGGCATCGACGGCCTGTTCGAGCAGTACGGTTCCCCGCCGGACACGTTCGATCTGGTGAACACGCCGGGCCAGGAGGTCTATTACCGGACCATCACGGACCGCGATCGGAACGAGTGGGTGAAGATCGAGGCGGAAGCCAATCCGATGTTCATCTGCACCCGTCCGGGCGTGCTGCGTCAGGGCAAGCGCACCTGATCCTGACCGCCTGACCACCAATGCGAAAGGGCCGCTTCCGGGCGGCCTTTCGCGTATCTGGAGGCCCCATGTTCGACGACACCGACGACGATCTCAACGAGGCGTGCCTGGACGAGTTCGGGGAACGAGCGCATGGACGCGAGATCCTCTTCCGCCGGCCGGGCGCGGACGATCATTCCATGGACGGCATCTACGACGAGAATTTCGTCAGCATCCGCGTGGAAGACGGCGCCGAGATCTCCGACGTCTCTCCGTCGCTCCTGATCCGGCTGGCCGATTTGCCCGCCGGTGTGGATCTCGGGCAGAGCCACCGCTTCGTGGTCCGCGGAACGGTGCGCCGCGTCTGGGATGTCCAGCCGGACGGGCACGGCATGGCCCGGGTGCTGCTCAAGGATTCCTGACGATGCTCGAACGCACGGAGATCCGACGCGCCACGGTCACCTTGCTGAAGGGCGCCACCGCCGCCGGCGACCGGGTCTACGCCACCCGTCTCATGCCCCAGGTCGGGGAAACCTATCCGACCATTCTCGTCTACACCCACGACGAGGACATGACCCGCCACGGCGGCACCCCGCCGCAGTTCGCGCACGATCTGACCATGGTCATCGACGTGCGGATGAAAGCGAGCGAGGACGGGGACGCCGAGGACGCCCTCGATGCGCTGTGCGAGGCGATCCTGGATCAGCTGCTCACCAACGCCGCGTGGGTGGGCCAGTTCGAGGAGATCAGCAGCGTCAAGACGCGCATCATCCCCAACGACGAGGGGCGCACCCCCCTCGTGTTTGCGCTGATCGGGATCACTGGGAAGTTTCACACGATCTGGCAACCCATTATTCCCGACGCCTTCGAAGCCACCCGCGTCGGCGTCGACTGCATCGACCCGGCCGACCCCAACCTGGCCGCCGCCGGCCCCGACGGGCGGTTTGAGGCCGAGGGCGCCTTCTTCACCCCCACCTGACGGAGTCACGCATGTACGTGAAGCCCAAGCCCGGCGCGCTCGTGCGCGACCCGGTGACGAGAACGCCTGTGCCCGAAACCGGGGCCGAGGTGCCGGAAGATCAATACTGGATGCGTCGGCTTGCCGACGGCGACGTGGAGCGGGCCGCCCGGCCCACCGTTGCCGCCCTGCCGGTGCCGGCGGACGGGGAGGACCTGTAAATGGCCGTCTCCTTCAACCAAATCCCGGCCAACCTGCGTTTGCCGCTGTTTCACGCCGAAGTGGACGGCTCGCAGGCCAGCTATTTCGTTCAGGACCAACGCGCCCTGCTGATCGGGCAGCGGCTCGCCGCCGGCACCGCCGCCGCCGACGTGCCGGTCCTGGTGTCCTCCGCCGACCAGGCCGTCACCCTGTTCGGCGCCGGCTCCGTCCTGGCCCGGATGGTCGCGCTCTACCGGCGCAACGACGATTTCGGGGCCGTCTGGTGCCTGCCCGTCGCCGACGCCGGCGCCGCGGCGGCGGCCACCGGCACCGTCGTCCTGACCGGCACGGCGACGGCCGCCGGCGCGCTGTCCCTCTACATCGCCGGGAAGCGGGTGCAGATCGCCGTGGCATCGGGCAACACCGCCGCGGTGGTGGCCACCGCGCTCGCCGCGGCGATCGCCGCCACGCCCGATCTGCCGCTCACCGCCACCGCCACCACCGCCACGGTCACCCTGACCGCCAAGAACAAGGGGCTGCTCGGCAACGACATCGACGTGCGGCTGAACTATCTGGGCGCGCTGGGTGGCGAGGCGACTCCGGCCGGTCTGACCGTCACCATCACGGCGATGGCCAACGGCGCCGCCGCGCCGTCCCTGGCCGCCGGCATCGCGGCGCTGGGCGACGAGCCGTTCGATTTCATCGCCTGCCCCTACACCGACACGGCCAGCCTGGACGCCCTGAAGGGCTTCATGGATGACCAGACCGGCCGCTGGGCGTGGTCGCGCCAGCTCTATGGCCACGTCTTCGCCGCGCGCCGCGGCACGGTGGCGGAGCTGTCGACCTTCGGCAACGCGCGCAACGATCCCCACGTCACGGTGCTGGGCTACGCCGGCAGCCCGTCGCCGTCGTGGGAGTGGGCCGCCGCGTTGACCGCGCAGGCCGCGAAATCGCTTCGCATCGACCCAGCCCGGCCGCTCCAGACCCTGCCGCTGGTCGGCATTCTGGCGCCGACGGTGTCCGCCCGCTTCACCATGTCGGAACGGCAAATCCTGCTGTTCGACGGGGTGGCCACCTTCTCCACCGGCACCGACGGCACGGTCCGGATCGAGCGGGCAATCACCACCTATCAGGTCAACGCCTACGGCCAGCCCGACCCCAGCTATCTCGACGTCGAGACGCTGTTCACCCTGGCCACCGTCCTGCGCCGCCTGCGCTCGGTCATCACCACCAAATACGCCCGGCACAAGCTGGCCAACGACGGCACCACCTTCGGCGCCGGGCAGGCCATCGTCACGCCGAAGATCATCAAGGCGGAACTGATCGCCCAGTATTCCGAGATGGAAACGCTGGGGCTGGTCGAGAACCTCGCGGCGTTCAAAGCCAACCTGGTGGTCGAACGCGACCCCACCGACCCCAACCGCCTCAACGTCCTTTACCCGCCGGACCTCGTGAACCAGCTCCGCGTCTTCGCGGTGCTGGCCCAGTTCCGCCTGCAGTACGCGGCCTGAAGGAGGGCCTGACCCATGAGCAAGAAAGTCGCCGGTGTCTGCTACCTGAAGGTGGACGGCACCCAGTACGCCCTGCGCGGCTCCCTCACCGTCTCGCCGGACGACATCGAGCGCGAGGGTGTCGCCGGCCAGGACGGCGTCCACGGCTTCAAGGAATCGTCCCGGGTGCCGTTCATCTCGGCCGACCTCTCGGACACCGACGGCCTGTCGCTGGAAGCCCTGCGGGCGATCACCGACGCCACGGTCACCGCGGAGCTGGCCACCGGCAAGGTCTACGTGCTGCGCAACGCCTGGACCAAGGCCGGGCACGAGCTGGACACCGCCGAAGGGCAGGTGTCCGTCACCTTCGAAGGCATGAAGTGCGAGGAATCCCGATGAGCGACAACACCGTCACTCTGAAAAAGCCGATCCAGGCCCACGACGACGAGGTCAAAACCTTGACCTTCCGTGAACCGAACGGCGACGACATCATGACCTGCGGTTACCCGTTGCAGATGTCCGGCGACGGCTCGTTCACGCCGCTCGCCAACGTGTGCGGCAAGTACATCAGCCGCCTGGGCAGCATCCCGGCCAGCAGCGTCAAGACGCTGTCCGCCCCGGACTTTCAGGCCTGCATGATGTTGATCATCCCTTTTTTCACGGATGGGCTGGAGGCCCCGGCCCCGGCGAACGGGGACTGATCGAACGGTTCTGCGACGTCGGGTGGGCGTGGGGCATGGCCCCCGCCGACATCGAGGCGCTGACCATCTCCCGGATGCTGCTCTACGAGGCGCAGGCGATCCGGATCGGCAAGGAACTGAAACAGCAATAGGGCGGCCCTGTGGCCGCCCTTGCTGCGTCGGAGGCGGGCATGGCGAATTTCAACCTCAAAGCCATCATCTCGGTTGTCGACCGGGCGTCCGGGCCGATGAAGGGCATCAACCGGGCGATCGGCGGGATGGCCAAGCGGTTCGGCGACATCGGCACCGCCGGCGGCTCGCTGGCGTCGGCCTTCGGCGTGCAGCAGATCGCCCAGTCGGCGATCGACTTCGAGTCCACCATGGCCGACGTCAAGAAGGTGGTGGACTTCGACACGCCGGAAGGCTTCGCGCAGATGAAGGACGACATCCTGGCGATGTCCAAGACTCTGCCGATGACGGCCAACGGGATCGCCCAGATCGTGGCGGCTGCCGGTCAGTCCGGCATCGCGCGGGAGGAGCTGGCCACCTTCGCCGAAGACGCCGCGAAGATGGGCATCGCCTTCGACCTGTCGGCGGACGAGGCCGGCGACATGATGGCGAAATGGCGCGTCGCCTTCGGGATGACACAGGACCAGGTGCGGACCCTGGCCGACCAGGTCAACTATCTGGGCAACACCGGCCCGGCCAAGGCAGCGCAGATCTCCGACGTCATCCGGCGCGTCGGCGCCCTGGGCGACGTCGGCGGCGTCCAGGCCAAGTACGTCGCCGCCCTGGGCGCCTCGATCTCGGGCGTTGGCGTGGAGTCCGAAGTCGCGGCAACCGCGACCAAAAACTTTATCCTGGCGATGGCGGCCGGCGAGGCCGCGACCAAGGGCCAGAAAAAGGCCTTCGCGGCGCTGGGCATCGACACGGTGAAGCTGTCCAAGGCCATGCAGAAGGACGCCACCGGGGCCTTCACCAAGGTTCTGGCCTCCATCGAGAAGCTGCCCAAGGACCGCCAGGCGAGCGTCATGGCGGAAATCTTCGGCAAGGAGAGCTTGGGCGCCATCGCGCCGCTGCTGAAGAACCTGCCGAACCTGCGCGAGAACATCGCCAAGGTGTCCGACGCCACCCGCTACGGCGGGTCGATGAACAAGGAGTATGAAGCCCGCGCCGCGACGACGGCCAACGCCATCCAGCTCATGGCCAACCGCTGGGAGGCGCTGAAGATCACCCTGGGCGACGCGCTGCTGCCGACGCTCAACGAGCTGATGGGGCCGCTGGGCGGGCTGATCGACCAGATGGCGGCCTTCGCCAAGGCCAACCCGGAGCTGACGAAATACGCCCTGCTCATGGTGGCCGTCGCCGGCGCCGTCGGCGTTGCCGGTGCCGCCATCACCCTGCTGGGCGGCGCCGTGATGTCGACGCTGGGCTCCGTCCTACGCTTGGTCTGGGGGCTGGGGGTGCTGGCGGTGCGGATCGCCATCGCCCCGGCCGTCCTCGCCCTGCGCGGGGCGCTGCTGGCCGCCCGCGGGGCGATGATGCTGTTCAACCTGGCCATGGCCGCCAACCCGATCGGGGCCGTGGTGGCGGCGGTGGCGGCGCTCGTCGGGGCCGCCTACTTGCTTTACGACAACTGGGGGCCGGTCTCCGACTGGTTCACCGGGCAATGGGCCGCGATCAAGCTGGTGTTCAGCGGCTTCCTGGCCTTCCTGTCCGGCGTCTTCACCGGCGACTTCGCCGCGGCGATGGACGGCCTGAAGACGATCGGGCAGGGGCTGCTGGACTGGTTCCGCGGGTGGGGCGATGCCATCGGCGCCGTGTTCGGCAAGGTCTCCGACTGGATCAAGTCGCTGTTCGACATCGACATCGCCGGCGCGCTGCAGGGGAAGCTGGCGGCCCTGACCGGCTCCCTGCCGGCGTGGGTGACCGACACGCTGGGCCTGTCGGTGGCGGCGGCCCCGGCCGGCGCGGGGCCGTCGGTGGCCGGCGCCGGGGCCAGCCCGGTCCTGGCGGCGAACGCGCAGGCCCAGCAGCTCCGCGGCGCCGTCGACATCAACATCAACGGCGCGCCGCCCGGCACCCGGGTTGAGACACGCTCCGACACCAAGGGCGTGGCGCTCAACCCGGACGTCGGCTATCGCTCCCTGGCGCTGGGGTTCTGACCATGGCATGGCGCGACCAATTGCGGCCCGCCTCCTTCCGGGGCGTGCCCTTCAAGGTGGACGGCGACGAGCTGGCGGCGGGCCGGCGCGTCCAGCTCCACGAGTATCCGCAGCGGGACAAGCCGTTCGTCGAGGACCTGGGGCGGGCCACACGCAAGATCACCCTGACCGCCTACGTCATCGGGCCGGACTACATGGCCCAGCGGGACCGCCTGCTGGCGGCGCTGGAGGAGGCCGGGCCCGGCGCGCTGGTGCACCCGCAATACGGCACGCTCCAGGTGGTTGCCGATGGTGAGTGCCGGGTGGCTCACAGCCGCGACGAGGGCGGTCTGTGCCGCTTCAGCCTGTCCTTCGTCGAGGCGGGCGAGCTGACCTTTCCGGCGGGGACGGTCAACACGTCGTCGACGGCGTGGCGACGGGCCGACACGCTGGCGGCCACGTCGCTCACCGATTTCGCCGACCACTTCGGTGTGGCGGGTGTGGCCGACTTCGTGCGGTCCGGTGCCGTCGCCGATATCGTCCGCGGGGTCGGCATGGTCGAGCGGACGGTGCGCGGCTTCTCCTGGTCGGCCGTCCTGGGCGGTTTGCTCGGCGATCTGGACGGGCTGCTGGGCTCCCCGTCCTCGCTGGCGCAGCGCATCATGGACCTGTTCGCGGGCACGGGCACGACGCGGCGACCGGGCCGCGTGGGCACTGTGAGCGGCGCCAACCCGCTCGCCACCTATGCCGCGCCGACCGCCCAACAGCGGCTGGCCAGCCTGGGCCGTGTCGCTGCCTATGTCCCTGCCGCGCCGACCTACGCCACGGTGACGCCGGCGCGGCAGCGGCAGGCGCAGAACAGCACCGCCGTCGCTGCCCTGGTCCGCCGCGCCGCCCTGGTCCAGTCCGCCCGCGTGGCGGCCGACGCCGATTGGCCGGTTTACCAGGAGGCGATCACCGAACGCGACGCCCTGGCGCAGCGCATCGACGCCGAAGCGCTGCGCCCGGACGTGCCGGACGCAACCTTTCGGGCGCTGACGGATCTGCGCGTCGCCGTGGTGCAGGACCTCACCGCCCGGTCGGCCGGGGCGGCACGGCTGGCCACGGTCACGCCGACCGCGGTGCAGCCGTCCGTCGTGCTGGCTTACGACCTGTACGAGGATGCCGCCCGCGGCGATGACATCGTGACGCGCAACCGCGTGGCTCACCCCGGCTTCGTGCCGCCCCAACCGCTCAAGGTGCTGACATGACGAACGATCGCAACGCGGTGCGGCTGCTGGTCAACGGCACCGATTTCGGCGGCTGGAAGTCGGTCAGCATCTCCGCCGGCATCGACCGGCAGGCGCGCGATTTCGATCTCTCCGTCACCGACCGCTGGCCAGGGTCGGACGTGCCGCGCCGGATCGCGCCGGGGGACGAATGCCAAGTCTTCATCGGCGCGGATCTGGTGCTGACCGGCTACGTCGACGGCACCCCGATCAGCTATGACGCGAAGTCCGTGACCGTGGGCGTCAAGGGCCGGTCCAAGACCGCCGACCTCGTGGACTGTTCGGCGATCCACGAACCCGGGCAGTTCAAGGGGCGGAAGGTCGAACAGATCGCGGCGGAGCTGGCCGCGCCCTACGGCGTCGCCGTCCTGGCGGCGGTGGACACCGGGGCGCCGATCGCCGACCACCAGGTGCAGCAGGGGGAAACGGTGTTCGAAAGCATCGACCGCATGCTGAAGCTGCGGGCGCTTCTGTCCACCGACGACGCCGACGGGCGGCTTGTCCTGACCCGGGCCGGCTCGGCGCGCGCCGCCACCGATCTGGTGGTGGGGGAAAACCTGCTGACCGGCTCGGCGTCGCTGGACTGCAAAGACCGCTTTTCCGAATACCGCATCAAGGGGCAGCGGACGGCGGACGGCGCCGCCGGTGACGATGACGACGGGGCGGACGACGACGGGCCGGACATCGGCGCCATCACGGCGGATGCGGCCGCCACCTCACAGGTGGCGGCGGTGCAGGCCGACACCGGCATCAAGCGCAAGCGCGTGCTGGTGATCGTCGCCGACGGCCAGCCGGACGGCGGCACGGCACGCGAGCGCGCCCGCTGGGAGGCGGCCCACCGCGCCGGCAAGAGCTTCGAAACCAGCTACACGGTGCAGGGCTGGCGGCAGGGCGACGGCCGTCTCTGGGTCGCCAACGAGCTGGTGCGCGTGCGGGACCCGATCATCGGCTTTGACGTCGACATGCTGGTGTCGGCTGTGTCCTACAGCCTGTCGGAGTCCGGCCGCATCACCACCCTGACGGTGGCGCCCAAGGCGGCCTACGAGCTGCTGCCCGAAACGCCGAAGGCCAAGGGCAAGAAGGGCGCGGCGACCCTGTCCCCGCCGATCGTGGAGTTCGATTGATGGATCATCGCGGCATGGCAAAGCTGCTGGCACCGGTCAAGCGGAGCCTGCAGATGGTGGTGGCGCGCGCCCTGGTAACCGCCGTCGGCGGGGGCCGGTCGCAGAGTGTGCAGGTCGCGCTTCTCGCCGGCGAGGCCAAGGACGGGGTGGAGCACGCCGAACCCTACGGCTTCACGGCGCACCCCCACGCCGGCGCCACCGCCGTGGTGGTGTTCGTCGGTGGCGATCGCAGCCACGGCATCGCCGCCGTGGTGTCCGATCCCCGGTACCGCCCGGCCGACCTCGCGGCGGGCGAGGTCTGCGTCTACACCGACCAAGGCGACGAAATCCGCATCAAGCGCGGTGGCGAGCTGGTCATCAAGGCGGCCACCAAGGTCCGCATCGAGACGCAGGTGCTGGAAGTCACCGGCGAGGTGCGCGACCGCTGCGACGCCGGCGGCCGGACGATGGCCGAGATGCGCCAGACCTACGACGGCCACACCCACGGCGGCGTACAGCCGGGGGCGGGCAGCACCGCAGTCCCCAACCAAGGCATGTAGCCATGAGCTATTTCCAGCAGGACCGCACCGTCGTCATCGACGGCGTGCCGCTGTCGCTCGACCTGACCACGGGCGATCCGCTCGTCAGGGCGGTGCTGATGTCCCTGTTCACCTGGGCGCGGGCCCAGCCCGGCGACGTGCTGCCGGCCGACCGCCGGATGGGCTGGTGGGGCGACACCTACCCGACCGTGGCCGGCGACCGCATCGGCTCCCGGCTGTGGCTGCTCTCGCGCGAGAAGCTGCTGCCGGAAACCCTGCGCCGGGCGCGGGAATATGCCGAGGAGGCCCTGGCGTGGCTGGTCACCGACGGGGTGGCCCGGCGCGTCGAGGTGACCGCCGACCGGCGCGGCACCGACGGCCTGACGCTGACCTGCCGCATCTGGCGCCGCGACGGCCCGCCCGTGGATCTCCGCTTCGACGACGCCTGGGAGGCGATCACCAATGGCTGACACCGGTTTCAGCCGGGCGGGGCTGCCCGAGCTGATCGAGCAGACCCGCGCCGACCTTCTGGCCCGGCTCGGCCTGGACGAGCTGTTGCGCCGCGCCGACGGCGAGGTGCAGGCCCGCATCCAGGGCGCTGCGCTGCACAGCGTATATGGCTACATCGACCATCTGGCCCGGCAGATCCTTCCCGACACCGCCGACGCGGCATGGCTGGAGCGGCACGCCTCGCTGTGGGGCGTCGTGCGCAAGGCGGCGACGGCCGCCGCCGGCACCGTCAGCATCACCGCCGCCGCGGGCGTGACGGTGCCCGCCGGAACGGTGTTGCAGCGGCCGGGCGGCGGCGGGGACTACACCGTCACCGCCGACGTCGCGGCGATCGGCGGGACGGCGGTGGCCACCGTCCAGGCGGCGGCCGCGGGGACGGCGTCCAACCTGCCGGCGGGCGCACGGCTGACCCTGGTCAGTCCGATCGCCGGGGCGCAATCCACCGCCGTGGTGGTCGACGTCTCGGGCGGCGCCGACATCGAGGCGGACGCCGATCTGCTGGCCCGCCTGCTGGCCCGCATCCGCACGCCGCCGCACGGCGGCGCCGCGGCCGACTATGTGTCGTGGGCGCTGGAGGTGCCGGGCGTCACCCGGGCCTGGGTCTATCCGTATCATCAAGGGGTCGGCTCCGTCGGGGTGGCCTTCGTCTGTGACGGCCGGGCCAGCATCATCCCGACCCCCGCCGATGTGGCGCTGGTGCAGGCGCACCTGGACGGGCTGCGGCCCGTGACGGTCGCGGTCCTGGTCTTCGCGCCGGTGGCCGACCCGGTGGCCCTGTCGATCCGCCTCACCCCGGACAGCACCGCCACCCGCGCCGCGGTGACGGCGGAGCTGCGCGACTTCCTGGCCCGCGAGGCGATCCCGGGCGGCACCCTCTACCTATCCCGGCTGCGCGAAGCGATTTCGCAGGCCACGGGCGAGTACCGCCACGAGCTGGTGGCGCCGGCCGCCGACGTGGTGGCGCCGGCCGGGCGCATCACCACGCTGGGGGCGATCACATGGCTGACGTGATGGCGGGTCCCGACGACTATTACGCCTTGCTGCTGGGGCTGCGGCCGACCGGCCCGGCCTGGCCGACCGACGACGCCCTGCTGCGCGCCTTGGCCGATGGGCTGGCCCGGGCGCACGGCCGGGCGCTTGCGCTGATGGATGAGGCGGACCCGCGCGTCACGCTGGAAATGCTGGCGGCGTGGGAGCGCAACGCCGGCTTGCCGGACGCCTGCACCGGCCCGGCCGTCGGGCTGGCGGAGCGGCGGCGCCGGCTGGCGGCGCAGCTCACGGCGCGCGGTGGCCAAAGCCGCGCGTTCTTCATCGCCTTGGCCGCCGACCTTGGCTTTCCCGGCTGCACCATCACCGAGTTCGCGGCCTTCTCCTGCGGGTCGGCTTGCGACGCCGCCCTGAACAGCGCCGGCGCGGGGTGGCCCTACGCTTGGCGGCTGAATGTGCCGGCAAAGGCCGGGGCGGTTACCTTCACGGCGGCCAGCGGCTGCGACGAGGCCCTGCGCGGCTGGGGATCGGCCGTCCTGGAATGCGTGATCCGCCAGGCGGCGCCGGCGCACACGGCGGTTCTGGTCGGCTACCTGCCGGACGGCGACCTCATGGTGGGCACGGGCCTGCACCGCGACCTGATGCTGGGCACCAGCGCGGCTATCGACCTGATGAATGACGGGCTGAAGGATTTGAAAAATGGCTGAGATTGATCGCCTGTCCCTGGTCGGCCTGCCGACCGCCCAGCTTGCCACCGTCGTGGGTCTGGACCGCGAGCTGCTGATCGACACCACCAAGAAGACGGCGACGGTGCATGACGGCGTGAAGGCCGGCGGCTACCCCCTTCTGCGCGAAGACGGTGACGGCTCGGCGGTGGCGGTGACGGCGACCGGCGGTGGCCCGGCGACGCTGGCGGACCGCTTCCGCCGGGTGGACTCGATCGCCGTCCTCCGGAGCATCCCCGCGGCCACGGCGACCGGGCTCGGCTCCGTCATGGTGACCGGCTATTGGGCCGCGGCGGATGGCGGCGGAGGCCTGTTCGTCTGGGACTCCTCCAGCACCGCGGCCGACGATGCCGGCGTGATCATCCGGCCGACCGGCAGCGTGAGCGCGGGCCGGTGGCGACGGGTCATCGCCGGAGATGTTGACCCCAAGTGGTACGGGGCGCAGGCCGATTGGAATCATGACCTCCAGGCGGGAAGCTACAACGAGGCGCAGTTCCAGGCGGCGATCGACTCCGCCGCAGCGCGGGGCCTGAACGTCTGCATCCCGCCAGGGAGGTTCGGCTTTGCCGCATCGTCCGTGCCCGGAAAGGCGTCGGTCACGATCCCCGGAGGGGTCAAGCTCTACAGCTCGGACCCTGCGAGCGGCCGCACGACGCTGTACCATGCCAGGGTCGAGGCCATGCACGCGGCGCACGGCGATGTGGGCCCCCTGTTTGACCTCTGGGGCCGGGCCGCGCTCGAAGGCGTGTCCGTGTACTGCTACAGCGGCAGCATGACGGCGCCCGTCGTGTCGCGTCCGACGCTCCGCTTGTGCGGGGCGTACCCGCGCCTGTCGAACATCCGATTCCATTATCCGTTCGTCGCCGTCGGCACCGACGTGGCGGCGGGGGCATACGGCTGCGTCATCGCAGACGGCATCTACGGATACTTTCACCACCGCATGTTCTATTTGGAGGACACGGCGGACGGCAGCATTCTGCGCAATCTGCACAGCAACAACCCGGATGGCGTGCCGTTCCCGGCCGATTACTCTTGGTACGGCTCCACAAACCGCGTGCTTGTCGAGTGCAACGGGGCGGACGGAATCCTTGGTGAAAACTGGTTTGCCGCTCATGGCCGGAGCTTGATCCGCGTGGCGACCACGGGCGCCGATCCGGACGGCGGGTCGGGCAGTGGCTATTCGCTGTCGGTGTCCGTCACCTCTGCCGCGGCCGAGGGGATGCTGGCCGCCATCGACGTCCAGGCGACCGGGCTCGGGCCGGAAAGCACCATCACTCTGATGGGCGGCAGCTTGCAGACCAACAACCGTCCTGGCGGGGCCTGCATCGTCAACATGGAGGGCACCTGTCATTTGCGCCTGGTCGGCATGGCGCTCCCGCAGAGTGCGGGCGCGACCTACGTGCGGCAGGGAGGGGCGGGCACCGTCCGGTTGTCCGAGTGCCTGATCGACGGCCAGGATGCCGTGGGGTCGGCGCCGGGCAACGGGTCAACGCTGCTCAAGCTGCTGCCCAGCGGGACCGGCAGCGTCGATTTCGACGGGTGCCTGATCCGCAACTTCACCAAGCTGGTGGACGACACGGGCGCCCGCCGCGCCTACGGGTTCAGCGCGAATTGCCGGGCATCGGGGATCGTGTCGGTCGGCGACCTGTCCGGCTACCTGATCGACGCCGGCGGCCTCGTGCGCCCGTCCGTCGTCGCGGCCGGCACCGGCACCGCGGCGGCGCCGGCATACGCCTTCAACGGCGATGCCGACACCGGGCTGTTCGCGCCCGGGGCGGACACGCTCGCACTGTCCACCGGCGGCGCTGAGCGGGCACGGGTGGACAGCGCCGGCAACCTCATTGTCGGCGGGCTGTCCTCGATCCAGCCGGGCACCGCACCGACCTATCGGGCGGGCGCCTTTCAGGTGCGCTCGACCGGCGCCGGCATGAACATCGAGCGATACGTCGCCGCGGGCAGTTCACCACCGGCGCTTTACCTCGCGAAAAGCAACCATCTCACGCCCGGTTGGCATGGGGCTGTCAGCGACGGGACGATCACCGGCGAGATCCAGTTCCATGGCTCGGACGGCGCAAAGTTCATCGCCTCCGCCGCGATCCGCTCGATGGTCGACGGCACGCCGGGCACCGACGACATGCCCGGCCGGATTGTCTTTTTGACCACTCCGGACGGCGGGACCATCCCGGCGGAGCGGATGCGCATCGACAACACCGGGGCGCTGACCCACCGCGGCGGCGCCACCGTGATCGTGGACGCCAACAGCCACTTGGGGCTGCGCCCCTACACCGTCGCCACGCTGCCCAGCGCTGCGGCGGCCGACCGCCTCATCTCCGTGTCCAACGGGTCATCCGGCCGGCGCCTCGCCATCAGCGACGGCGCCGCGTGGCGGTGGGCCGACGGCACAATCGTCTCTTGAGGAACCAACCATGCAGACCACCAAGACCCCCTACGAGCTGCTGGTCCGCTGGGACCAGTCCGGCGCCCTGCAAGGCGCCCACGTCCAATACCGCTATGTCATCCGGGATGGCGCCGACGTGATCGGCGAGACGCTCGGTCCGGCCGAGCCGCTGGCGCTGGAGGCCGCCGACGGCTTCCCGCTGGGCGACCTCCTGTCCCAGGTCCAGATCGACGCCCTGACCGCCATGGCCGCCGCGGCGGCGGAGCGGGACGCCGCCCTGGCCCGCGTGGCGGAGCTGGAGGCGCTCCTGGACGCCAGCCAAGCCGCAGCGATGGCCGAATAGACCCCAGACAAGGATTGCATCATGCATCGCATCGACACCGCGACAAAGGCCACCGACCTTTTCGGCCCCGGGAAACACGGCTTCAAGGACGGTGACCCGTTGACCGGTGACCCGGCCAGCACGCTCAACGCGAGCTGGTTCAATTCAGTCCAGGAGGAGCTGTGTGGCCTCGTCGAGGCCGCCGGCCTCACGCCGGGCGCGGACAACACGCAGCTCTTGCAGGCGCTCAAGAAGCTGCTCGTCCCGGCCGGCTCCATCGTGTTCTTCCCGTCAGCCGTCGCGCCGGCCGGCTATACGGCGGCGAACGGTACGCTGCTCTCGCGCGTCGCCTATGCCGACCTCTGGGCCTTTGCGCAAACCTCCGGAAACATCGTGTCGGATGCAGCGTGGTCGACCCAGAAGGGCGCCTTCAGCACGGGCGACGGGACGACGACGTTCCGTGTTCCGGATTACCGCGGCGAGTTCCTGCGTGCCTGGGACCAGGGGCGCGGGGTGGACAGTGGCCGCGCGATTGGGTCGACGCAGGGTGACAACGTCCGTGGCCCGACGGGCGGCGGAAATCTGGTCACGTCGGCGACCTCCATTATCAGCTTCCAGGGTGGCAGCACCCATACGGGACAACTGATCGGCGCCATCGCCGCTTTCGGGACGAGCGCTGCCGAAACCCGCCCCCGCAACGTCGCGCTCTTGTGCTGCATCCGCACCTGACCGGCCGCGACAACACTCCAGCCTGACCGACCCAAGGCCGCCCCGAGAGGCGGCATTTCTTATGCCCGCAGGAGGGCCGCATGTCTGTACGCGCCATCGACTACCCCGCCGGCGGCGGGCTGGCCCTTCTGCCCGTGTGGGCAGCCAACCTGACGCTTGGCCTTCAGCTCACCGTCGCGCTGATGGGCCTCCTGCTGGTGCTGGTCCGTCTCGCCGTCGCCGTCGGCGACTGGCGCCGCCAGAACCCGGACACCCCGCTGTGCAGCCGCGCCGCGGTCCGGACCTTTTTCCGCAACCTACGCCACACCAAGAAAGGGTGATTCCATGTCGACGATTCCCGCCTTGCACCCCGACACCACCGGGCTGGTGCAGTATTTCGAGGGGCTGAAGCTGGCCGCCTACCGCTGCCCCGCCGGCGTCTGGACGATCGGTTACGGCCACACCAAGGGCGTCCGCGACGGCGAGACGATCACCAAGGCGGTGGCCGAGCGGTTGCTGGCCAGCGATCTGGCCGCCGCCGCCGACGACGTGGCCAAGCTGGTCACGGTGCCGCTGACCGACGCGCAGCGCGGCGCGCTCGCCTCCTTCGTCTTCAACCTGGGCGCCGCCAACTTCAAGGGGTCCACCCTGCGGCGCCTGCTCAACAAGGGTGACATCGAGGGCGCCGCCGGGCAGTTCGAGCGCTGGGTCTACGCCACGATCAAAGGCAAGAAGGAAAAGCTGCCTGGGCTCGTCACCCGGCGGGCGGCTGAGGAGGCGCTGTTCCGCGGCGGCGACTGGCGGGCCGCGATCCCGGCCGGCGCCGCGCCGGCACCGGTCGCCCAGAAGGTGGAGGCGGCGCCGGTGCCGGTGCCGCTGATCCGCTCCGCCCCGGCGCTCGCCGGCACCGCCACCCTGACGCTGGGCGGTATCGCCGGGCTGATCGACGCGCTGGGTCCGGCGGGCGAACTGGGGGCGCAGGCGATTGGGCTGGCCCAGCAGGTCCAGGGCACCGCCGCGCAGGTCCAGGCGGTGGCCGAACAGGTGGCCACCGCGCAGGGGCAGGTGGCAGGCGCGGTTGCCGCGGTGCAGGCGATCGGCGCCGGCCCCAGCCTCTCGTCCCTCCTGCTGGGCGGCGGCCTGCTGCTCACGCTGGGGCTTCAGGTCTGGGAGCGGCTGCGCGCCAGCCGCTGAGTGCGAAGCGTGTTCGCACCTACTCCGCCGCCGCCGGCGGGCGTCCCGGGCGTCCCGGGCGGCGGGGGCGGTAGTGGGCGGCGAACAGCAGTGGGTCGGCGACCACCGCCCGGCAAGCGATGGCCACGGCGCGGGGCACCGGCGTGGTGGCGGTGCGGTAGTTGCTCCAGGTGTTAACGTGCACCCCGACGAGATCCGCGGCCTCCTGGTTGGACAGCTCAAGGCGCTGCTGCCACGCCGCCAGCTCCGCCGCGCCAAACGGGCGTTGCTGCGCGGCCAGCAGGGCAAGGTTCAGGCTGTCGATGGCCAAGTCCTCGTCGCCGCCCCACTCCACGGTGGTGGCGTCGGCCAGGGTGGCGGTGGCGAACAGCGCCGGGTCGCGCAAGCGGTGGAAGTGGGGATGGCCGGATTCCAGCCAGCCCGAGAGATCCACGGCGTCGCGGCGGCCGTCGTCCCAGGTGGCCAGCAGAACGGCGCCGGGGGCGGTGGCCACCGCGGTCAGGCGGGGCACCGCGCGGGGGTGCGGCAGGGTCGGGGGGATCATGGCGCGCCTCCTTTCAGGCAAAGGGAATGTTGGGGTTCCAGGTGTTCCACTCGGTGACCAGGGCGGCCCGGTTGGCGGCGGCCCAAGCCAGGACCTCCTTGCGGGTGGCGGCCGGGAGGTCGCTGGCGATGACCTCCAGCGTGGCGATGGTCACCAAGGCTTCGAAGTCGGTGCCCTTGACGTGAAAGTGCGGCGGGAGAGGGTCGGGTGGGTGTAAACGTCGTGGCCACTGCCGTGCCAGGCCGGGCCAGGGTCCAGCCGTCCCCGGTCAGGCGGCTAACGACCTTGGCGAGGTTGGTTTCGAAGTAGTGAACAGAAGGGGAGGGCGGTTGCCTCCCCTTCGTGCTGTATTAAACCGTCATAAACCAAGTGCTTGATACCGAAGTAGCCTGAACTCCACTGAGAGTCAGCGTATCGCCAGCCCCATAGGCGATCACAGCTTCACCGTTAGAATTCATAGTCACGCTGTGCGAAATCCCCGCAAAGAAAGCGATGCGGTCGCCTTCGGCGGCATTAAAATCGGCGATCGTATCCGCACCGCTGCCCCATGAGAATACGAACACATCCGCTCCGCTACCTCCAGTCAAGTAGTCAGCGCCAGCGCGGCCTTCCAACCAATCGTTGCCGTCGTAGCCATGCAGCCAGTCGTTTCCAGCACCACCACGGATACTGTCGTTGAACAACGATCCAATCACGCCTTCGATATTGACGAGGGTGTCACCCTGCGCATCGCCACCGGTTCCGGTGCCGGTGGACAAATCAATCGTTACCTGGGCAAAGGAGTCAGAGTAGCTGGCGATGTCAAAACCATCGCCGCCGTCCAGGTAGTCTCCGCCGCCCCGACCGAGGAGCCAGTCGTCTCCGCCATTCCCATACAGCCAGTTGCTGCCTGCATCTCCACGAAGATCATCGTAGTAGGCCGAGCCATGAACCGCTTCGATGTTCATCAGTGTGTCGCCTGCGGCGTCGCCTCTCGAACCCAGGCGAGCCGCCAAGTCGACGGTAACTCCGGCAGTCGCTTGGGTGTAAATGGCGTTGTCTATCCCATTGCCGCCATCCAGAAAATCGGCGCCGCTTCCACCTTCTAGCCAGTCATCGCCATCCTCGCCATACAACCAATCGTGCCCATCGAGGCCATACAACCAGTTGGTTACGGCGCTTCCCTGGATGGTGTCTCCAAAGGAAGAGCCGCTCACACCTTCGATGTGAAACAGCATATCCCCATGCGCGTCACCACCCACTCCAGTACCAGTAGTCAGGCTGACGTACACGGCGGCCGATGACTCGGCATAGACAGCTATGTCAATTCCATCGCCACCGTCCAGGAGATCTGCACCACCGCGGCCCTGCAGTTGGTCATCACCGAAGCCGCCATAGAACCATTCATTGCCGACAGTGCCTCTGATGGTGTCATTGAAGACTGATCCGTGCACAGCTTCGATGCTAATTAAAGTATCACCCTCCGCCTCGCCGCCAAAGCTTGTTCCAAGTTTCAAGTCTATATTGATTGCAGCGAACGATTGAATATAAACGGCGTTGTCATTGCCTCCTTCTCCGTTCAGGTAATCGGCGCCATTGCCGCCGTAGAGCCAATCACTGCCATCTCCACCATACAAAGAGTCGTTTCCATCACCGCCAAGAAGCGTGTCGTCACCGCCATAACCATTGAGATAGTTGGCGCTTGCGTTGCCAGACAGTTGATCGTTGAACAACGATCCAAGCACGCCTTCGATATTGACGAGGGTGTCACCCTGCGCATCGCCACCGGCTCCGGTGCCGGTGGACAAATCAATCGTTACCTGGGCAAAGGAGTCAGAGTAGCTGGCGATGTCAAAACCATCGCCGCCGTCCAGGTAGTCTCCGCCGCCACGACCAAGGAGCCAGTCGTCTCCGCCATTCCCATACAGCCAGTTGCTGCCGGCATCTCCACGAAGATCATCATAGTAGGCCGAGCCATGAACCGCTTCGATGCTGATCAGTGTGTCGCCTGCGGCGTCGCCTCTCGAACCCAGGCCAGCCGCCAAGTCGACGGTGACTCCGGCTGTCGCTTGGGTGTAAATGGCGTTGTCTATCCCATTGCCGCCATTCAGATGGTCGGCCCCACTGCCGCCATCCAACCAGTCGTCGCCGTTGCCGCCGTACAGGGTGTCGTCGCCCGAACCGCCGTATAGGGTGTCGTTACCATCGCCACCGTCCAGGGTGTCATTGCCGCCGTTGCCGTACAGCAGATCGTTTCCACCGTTGCCGTTCAGCAGGCTGTTCCCCTCCTGGCCATACAGGGTGTCGTTGCCGCCTTGGCCGGAAACGGTGTCGTTTGAGTAAGGCGTGAAATTGATGGTTTCGCCATTTTTTAGGTTGCTTGTGATGGAGGCGACATTGAATACAGAACCGTTTGAAAGCTTTAAAAATCCTAATTGTGATGTTTGCGAAGAAAAGTGGCCTGCGACAGTAATTAAGTTTGAGCCTGACCCAACAACTAAGTCGTACGAATTTCTATAAAAATAGATATTTGAGGTTAGTGTGTTGGTAAATTCAACTGTGCTAATTCCCCCGTTAATTTGTATGCGGTCATGTCCAAAATTCAAACCAAAGCGGAATGTAATATATTCATTACTATTATATCCGCCGACTAGCGTATCGTTGCCGTTACCGCCATATAATGTGTCGTTTCCTGCGCCTCCTGCGAGGTAATCGTTTCCATCACCTCCATCAAGGTAATCATCTCCTGCATATCCGTACAAATAATCATTGCCGCTTCCGCCGTATAAAGTGTCGTTTTTTAAAAGACCGGTGCTTGACCCAACGAGAGTATCATTGCCATCTCCGCCATCTAGATAACCGCTTCCGTATCCAACTTCTAAGTAATCGTTTCCTTCTCCTCCATATATGTAGTCATTTCCTCCGTTTCCGTGAAGCCAATCATTGCCGCCGTTTCCATAGATTGTGTCGTTGCCGTTGCTGCCATAGATGGTATCGTTATAGTTGTACCCGATATAAGTAGCCATCGCCATATTCCCGTATGTGTTAGTTGTTTGTTCGCCCGCTGGAGGTTCGTATAGGTTGTTCTGCCGGATTTAGTGGTTCATTAAAACTACAAGAAAATATAATTTCTTGCTTAGATTAGTGCATTGGTGTGCTGTAAAATTATTGCGACTCGCTTTCATTTCTTATGGTTAATCTGGGGCGTCTGCATTGTGTTGGAACTAAGCGCGAACGATGTCAGGAGGCCGCTGTGCCGACTTCCGTGTCCTCGCGAACCGTGTTCGTTCTCGCGAATCGCGCGCGCTGCGTTCGTCAAAACCCGCAGGAATAAAGGCTTTGAGAGGGTTTCTGTGGGCGAGGGCAGCTTCGGGGATGGGTTTGCTAAACCGTTATAGGGGCTCAAACCCCTATCGTGGGTTCGAATCCCATCCCCTCCGCCACTTCCCCTGGCAGCTCCCAATGCGTTGATTTTCCTCAATTTTTGACCGCGCCCAACGGCCACGGTAATACACGTTGGTATCACACGTTGGTGATGCACGGTATCACACGCTAAAGGCTTTCCGGTAGCTCTGTCCGGTGGATGATCGCGGCGGTGTGGCTGAGGCGTTCACAGAGCGGTCCTGATGCGTCTGGAGGGCTGGGGGCTGCTTGTCCTCCTTCAAAGTTCCACGGCCCACTCAGCGGGCTCCCCAGCGCTCATAAGCCCATATCCCCACCATCCGGGCAGCCTCAGCGCCCCCGCCTCCTCGCTGTCCGCAGTAAGACTCAGGGCTACGTCAGCGCAGCCAAGGCAAAGGCATTTTTTCGCTGGGCGCCTCCAACCTCCACCAACCCCAGCTCAGCGATGGCTTCCTGGAAGTCTGTGTGATACCGCCGAGCTTAAGCATTGACACATGGGAGCCACGGATAGCTGGTGAGGGAGCGTAGACGCTCTGGCGTCGCGGTGAGGGCGTTCCAGGCGTCACAGCAGGCTTGGACGACGGCGTCGTAGTCGTCCAGAAGCCGGTGGGACAAAAAGCGCTCACGCAGGTACAGCCAGACGCGCTCGACCGGGTTCAACTCGGGACTGTAAGGTGGCAGGGGCACCAGCGTGATGTTGTCCGGCACGACCAGCGCCCGCGCTCCATGCCAGCCGGCTTGGTCGAGCACGAGCACTGCGTGGACGTCCGGTCCCAGGCTCCGGGAGAAGCCATCCAGGAACAGGCTCATGGCGGTCGTGGAGACGGTTGGCAT